ATGTTCAGCGCCATCGCGCTGATGTGGCTGGTGCCGGACCGGCGCATCGAGCGGGTGATCGGGCGGGGCGAGTAAGGCGGGGCGCTGCCCCGAACCCCGCCAAGGGCAAAGCCCTTGGAACCCCCGACTCAGATTGCCTGTGGGGAGAGGGGGCCGATTGGCCCCCTCTCCCCACAGGCAATACGAAGTTCAGAGGTCCAGGGGCTCGGCCCCTGGTGGGGTCTGGGGCAACGCCCCAGCGCTTGCCTACGCCCGGCGCAGATGCCCCGGGCTGGTTCAACCTTGAGGAGCAGTTATGGGCATCCAGAATTTTCCCGCCGCCTTGCAGCCGATTATCCAGCAGGGATTCCTGGAGCGGGAGTTCCAGCAGGCGCTGAATTCGCGTCTGGGCTATCGTGCGGTGGCCGACCGGATGGAGTTCGCGGTCGGCATCGGCGAGACGCTGACCAAGACGCGGGCCGGGCTGAAGCCGAGCGTGGTGACGCCGCTGCAGCCCGCCACCAACACCAACCTCGACAACGGGCTGGTGCCGCAGAGCTATGGGGTGGAGCAGTTCACCATCACGCTGAACCATTACGCCGCGACCACCGATCTCAACATGGTGACCAGCCGGGTGGGAATCGCCAGTCAGTTCCTGCAGAATGCCGCGATCAACGGCGAGCAGGCGGCGCGCAGCCTGGACGAGTTGGCGCGCAATGCGCTGTTCGCGCCGTATTTCGGCGGCAACACCCATGTGCGGACCACGCTCGGCTCGGCCAACGTGGCGGTTGCGGTGGATGACGTGCGCGGCTTCCAGACCGTGTTCGTGAACGGGGTGCAGACGCCGGTGGGCGGCTCTTCGTCGCTGGTGGTGACGGGGGGCAGCAATTCCTACACGCTGATCGGCGCCGCGGTGGATGCGACGAATGTGTCGAGCCGGCCTGGCGGAATCTCCGGCGTGCTGACCTTCGGTACGGCGGTGACGGTGGCCGATGCGACCGCCGGCAACGCGGTGGTGGCGGCGACCGCGAGCGCCATCATGCGGCCGGGCAACCGCACCACGGCCAGGGCGTTGCAGGCGGGCGATCAGCTCACCATGAGCGTGCTGCTGAATGCGGTGGCCACCTTGCGGCTGAACGCGGTGCCGCAGATCGATGGCGCGTATAACTGCTATCTCGACCCGGTCTCGGCGCGGCAGTTGTTTTCCGACAACGATTTCCGCCAGTTGTTCCAGGGCGCGACCTCGGCGAATGACGTGTTCCGCCAGGGCATGATCAACGAGTTCCTCGGCCTGCGCTTCGCCTTGACCAACGAGGCCTATGTGCAGGGGCATCCGACCATCATGGGTGCGGTGATCCGGCGGCCGATCATCTGCGGCCAGGGCGCGCTGATCGAGGGTGATTTCGCCGGCATGGGGGCGGCCGATGTGGCGCCGGCCGACAGCATCGTGGCGATGGTGGATGGCGTGGCGATGGTGACGCGCGAGCCGATCGACCGGTTGCAGCAGATCATCGCGCAGAGCTGGTATTGGATTGGCGGCTTCACCGCGCCGAGCGACACCACCACCAACCCCGCGACCGTGCCGACCGCGACCAATGCCGCCTATAAGCGGGCGGTGCTGGTTGAGCATATCGGTTGATCGTGACGGCATCGTTGTCATAGGGGGGCGAGCATGGCGTTTACCGAGGCGGAGCGCACCGACATCCGGCGGTTCTGCGGCTATCCCGCCTATGGCAACGGCACCGACGGCTATCAGGGCTGGCGGGGCAACCAGGTGTATGGCGCGATGGAGTTTCGCATCCAGCACCTGAGCGGCAGCGAGGAGGCGGTGGTGCGGCAGTATCTGGGCCAGCTCGTGCTGCTGGAGCGCGCGGTGCCGGCGGCGAGCGACACGCTGGATACCGCGCAGGCGGCGGTGTGGACGCGCAATGCCGATGAACTGGCGCAACGGCTGCGGCTGCTGGATGACTGGCGGCGGCGCCTGTGCGGCTTCCTCGGCCTGCCGCCGGGGCCGGCGCTGGAGGGGCGCGCCTCGGGCGGGTCCGCCAGTGTGGCGCTGGTGGTTTGAGCGATGCGGGCAGTGCGGGTGCAGGACCGGATCTGGCGCGGGCTGGGGCAGGGCGCGCGGGTGCTGGGCAGCGCCTGCACGCTGTATCGCGCCAGCGGGCCAAACGATCCGTTGCGGGCGGGCAATGTGGTGATGACGCTGAACGCCGCGTTTGCGCCGGTGCGCGGATGGGAGCGGCCGGCCGGTTATGGCCAGGCGCTGTGGCAGGGGGTGTTCGACGGCGCCTATGTGCGCGCCGGCGATTATCTGCGGCGCGCCGAGAGCCGGCCGGGGGCGGCGGCTGGCGGCATCTGGTTCGTGGCCGCCCAGCAGGCGCTGTTGCCGAGTCTGTGTGTGCGGGCCTCGCGGGTGGTGAGTTTCGTGCGGCCGGCGGCGCCGGCCTCGGCCGGGATCAACGATTATGGCGGCGTCGGCGACGGCGGCAGCCAGATTTTGCTCAATGGCTGGCCGGCCTCGGTGCTGGATGCCGGCGGCGGCGGCGCCTATCAGGCGAACCTGCCGACCGGCACCGCGCTCGGCGGCTGGCAGGTGCTGCTGGCGGGCTATCCGGGGGTGACGCTGCGGGCCGGCGATCACATGAGCGACGATCTCGGGCGGGCCGGGGTGGTGGCGTCGGCCGAGCTTTCCGAGCTTGGCTGGCGGTTGCATGTGACGCAGGCAGCAACGTAAGGAATTCGCATGGCCGACCAGTCGGACGTGGAAGCGGCGCTGGTGGCGCGCGTGGTGGCGGCGCTGTATCCGGCGGGCGCCGATGCCGGCAGCGTGGCCGGCACCACCTGCCGGGTGTATCGCGGCTGGCCGAACGCGGCGGCGCTGGATGCCGATCTCGGCGCCAGGCGGGTGAACGTGACGGTGTTCCCGGATGGCGGCGAGGCGCGCGACACCACGCGCTGGCCGGAGCAGCAGACCGCGCTGCCGCCGGTGGCGCCGCAACTGGGCGTGCTGGTCAGCGGCAATACCGCGACGTTCTTCGGCAGCGCGGCGCCGGGCCAGGTGGCCGGGCTGCTGGTGGACACCCAGGCGGTGGCTTATCGCACCGCCGATGGCGACACGCCGGAGCTGGTGGCGGCGATTCTGGCAGACCGCATCCGCACCCCTTCCGATGGGCGCGGCCGGCCGGCGCAGGTCTCCGGCGCCAGCCTCAGCGTGCCGGGTGCGGGCGCGGTGGTGGCCCGCGTGGTGGCCGATCAGGGCGTGGTGAGCGAACTTCGCCGCCAGCAACAGGGCTTTCGCATCACCGCCTGGTGCCCGAGCGCGGCGAGCCGCGACATCGTGGCGGGCGCGATCGACAGCGCGCTGGCCGGCACCCTGTTCATCCCGCTGGCCGACGGCACCGCGGGCAATCTGCGCTATATCTCGACCACGGTGTTTGACCAAAGTCTCAACGCCCGGCTGTATCGCCGCGATCTGCTCTACACCGTCGAATACGCGACGACGCTGACGCAGAACCTGCCATCGATGCTGTTCGGCACCGTCAACATCGCGGCCGATGGCGGCCCGGTGGTCGCCAGCCGGCTTTCTTGATCCGTAGTCTGAACGGGGAATCCTCAGCAATGCAATGTCATCTGGTCGTGGTGCGCGCGTTCGGCGCGTATGCCAAAGGTGAGGCGATCACCGATGCCGAAGCGATCGCGCGGGTGCTCGCCGGCGTCCATGCCGGCTGCGTGGTGCGCGTGCGTTCCAGCGCGAAGGAGGGCTGAGGCATGCCGATTGTGCAGCAGGGCAGCCTGAACACCACGGCACTGGTGGTGCCCGACCTCTATGTGCAGATCGTGCCGCCGCAGAACCTGGTGCTGAACGGAGTGCCGACCAACGTCGTCGGCATCGTCGGCAGCGCCGGCTGGGGGCCGGTCAACGAGCCGGTGGTGATCGCCACCATGGCCGATTACGCCGCGACCTTCGGCGCCGTGATGCCGCGCAAGTTCGACATGGGCACCCAGGTGGCCACCGCGGTGCAGCAGGGCGCGGCAAACTTCCGCTGCGTGCGGGTGACCGACGGCAACGACACTGCCGCCGCCTTCATGGTGCCGGGCACCAGCTTCGTGCTGACCGCGCGCTATACCGGCTCGCTGGGCAACCGGATCGCGGTGGCGCTGTCGAGCGGTTCGGCGGCGGGAAGCTGGAAATTGACCATCGCGCTGCCGGGCACGCGGCCGGAGGTGTTCGATAACATCCAGGGCAGTGGCGCGGCATTCTGGGCGGCCGCGGTGGCGGCGGTGAATGACGGGCTGGGCGCGGCGCGCGGGCCGAGCCGGATCGTGGTGGCCAGCGACGCCGGCAGCACGGTGGCGCCCTCGGCCTTCGCGTGGGATTTCAGCACCGGCTCGCCAGGCGTCGATGGCGCGGCGGTGGATGCGGTGCGGCTGATCGGCGCCGACACCATGCCACGCACCGGCATGTATGCGCTGCGCGGCCAGGGCTGCACGCTGGCGCTGCTGGCCGATGCCGATGACAGCACGCAATGGACCACGCAGGCCGGGTTCGGCCTGGACGAAGGCATCTACATGCTGCTGACCGGGCCGGCCGGCGACGGCATCGCCAACGCGGTCAGCGTGAAGCAGGGGGCGGGGCTCGATTCCTACGCCGCCAAGCTGATGTTTGGCGACTGGGTGTGGTGGAACGACC